CTTTAGTTATAAAATTATATAATACATTTGGGCCTTCTCCTCCTATAGTCCTCCCATTAGATTGAAACCTATATCCTGCATAAGTACCACTAGGCCCATCATCCCAATCTAGTATATTTCTAGGAGATGCATTATATTCATCTTCAGTTGAAGGATAATTGGCAGAAGTAAATTCTCTATAATAAGAGGAATTTGACGGGTCTGAAGTATTATTATACATCCTAGCAGTTCCACTAGAATTAAACCTATAAGTCCTTGCATCAAAATCTACATCAAAAGACTCTTCTGTAATATTACCTATAAATAAATAATTATTCTTACTTGCTATAGTTTTAGGAGTCAACACGGTAACTGTTGCTATAGCTTCTTCTAGAGTGAGAGTCCCCAGTATTTGAGTTCCTGTATGAGATACATTTACAGTGCTTGTTCTAGTTCCTTCATATATTATAGTTACTTCTGGGTTTGCATCTGGAGTAGTATAAAACAAGGAAATAACTCTCATATATGCAAACTCAGAGTTAGTATCAGTAATGCTAATTTGTATACCAGTAGTAGTTTCAGTACCAACAGCACTTCCTTTAAAACTTAAAGATGTAGTGGTTAATCCAGTTTCAGTAACTTGAATAAATTGTGAAAATGGAGAATATGTTGTTTGGTTAGCATTTTGATTATATAAACAATAAGCATATTGATATACACCTGCTCTTAAACTACCTCCTATTAATCCTACATATTGCGGATTTGTAAGGGTAGCATTTTGGTTTATTTCAAATTGATTTAAACTATATCCAGATAAAACAGTATTTCCTAAAGCTAAATTACAATATCTTAAAGGGTTGTTATCATCAACCCAATATATTTTTCTCAATGTTGGGGTTTCTTCTCTAGCAACAACTTTAATGTTATCCCCAAAGTTAAAATTTTTAGTAACTACAAGATATGTACCAGAACTTAAATCTATAGGAGTAACTGTACTGTCTATAGTATCTAGCCATACCTCATGTATTTCTCCAGATTCCCCTACACCTTTTATAAAAATAACTAATGTAGTTGGAGTTTCAACTAATCCAACAATCTTTCTAGTTGTTCCAGTATCATAAGTAATAGTAGTTGTTACACCTTTGGTATTAGTCAAAGTAGCAGAAGAAAGATCCTCTGCTACAACAATACTGAAATTTCTAGCATCATAATAGTTATTAGGCTTGTAACTTGTAGGAGTAGTATCCTTATCCAACCCCCCTGAAAAAGTATTGACAAATCTCATAATTACATCTTATTAAGTTGTTCTCCTCTATTAAGTTCTCTGAATCCATTAGTCCATTGGTTAGGTTTAGGAACAAGTCTATGCAAACTTCTTTTAATACTCTCCATGCCATCCTCACCAACCATTTTCATTCTATTAGAAGCAGAACCTACAGCAAAATCTAATTCATCCTGAATATCTTTCCAGAAAATTCTATCAGCATTTGTTCTATATTTTGTGTATAATCTTAGTGCTAACCTTTCTGCTATATGTAATACAACCATTCTAATCACTTTAGGATCATCAGGAATTTTAGGAGTCATATCTTCCCACATCTGGAATGCTATATAGGCTACTTCCAAAGTTAAATCATCCCTATGGGTAAATATATATCCATCTTGTATAAAGTAAGTCCATTCAGCATTTATTGTAGCATCATAAGTTGGTACAAATTCCAACATTAATGTAGATGCATCTAATTCCTCAACCAAGTTATCACCCAGCTCAGTTGTAGTAATATTAATACTTTGTCCCTGTACTATAGCCTGGGATATTGCTCCAGTATTTACAAAGTTCTTCATAAAGAATCTATCGGTAGTTGGTAGTAATGGAGTTTTAGTATTCTTATCCCTACACCCTATAAAGTGATAAACATCTGGTGGAAGTATACCTCTATTATCAGTAATAATAACTTCATCCACAAGAGGAACAAGTACTTCATTTCTTCCAAAATATCCAATGCAGTCCCACACCCACTCCTTTACTTCATCCTCAAATATATCTGAGAACCCATAATCTCTGTGGACTCTTTCCATTATTTCATTAATATGTGTATACTTTCCGTTAAACATAATATATTAGGTTAAAGATTCACCAATACCAAATAATCCTTCATACATTTCTTTTATAGAGTCCCCTTCTTTACTTTCAGCATCATTTGCTAATGGATTAGTTTTTGAGAACTCCTCAACATCATCATACTGCCACCCATCTTTAGTCTTATAATTATGACTTTTGCGGATTAAAAATCCATTGGATATTTCCTTTACTTCTATTTCTGTAGTATCCTCTCCAATTCTTATAGATTTAGTCCATCTTTTAAGAGGTTTCTTATTGTCCTTCTTGACATCTTCAGTAATACTTTTTAACTCATCTGCCATAAAAATTTAATTTTTTAGTTGTATTAATATATTTTGCTAAATCTCTTTGCCACCTCCTAGTTGGTTCAAACTTATAATGAGTATGATGTTTAAAATTACAGGTTGTTTTGTCCCAGTAAAATCTCATCACCTTACCATCCACATGCTCATTAGTATAGTATACTACAGGTTTATCCTTAATCTCCTTTATCTCCTCAGGAGTTTTATCAGGGTAAAGTTTAGCCCATAACTTAACAGTATCTCCCCAATTCTTCCACATTCTTACTGTACCATCCTTTCTAAGGTATAAAGCATCGCATGCTATTTCTACTCTTAAAGAACCAAATCTGTGTGGCATATAGAATTCTAAGTTATTAAATATTATAAGTTGCATCCTTATATCAATAAACTTATTCCATATCTGCCAATAAGTTTTGTAGTCTACACTTTTATCCTTATTTTTCTCCTTATAAAACTTGTATATATCTCTTGCTGTGTAATCTGCAATTATCTTTCTAGGACCTTTACCAAAATACATTATTTTCTAACTTCTAAATTAGTTACATCATCTGTGCCATTTGAAACTTTATCCTCCAATGGAGTCATAATAAGCTTGAATTTCTTATCTAGAATAGCATTAATCATATCCATAACTATAGATTGACTGACAGGGAATTCCATATCATCCGTCCAAGCATTAGGATACCTAAAATTATAGGCATCTTGTGGGTTAATAAATACTCCTTTAATATTTACAGAAGTAATATACTTATGGATGTTAGTTTTACTTATAAGATACATATACCCATCATTGACGAAAGCATATATATCATTATTATTGAATTTACCATTACCTGATACCAATGCTCTATCGTAGGATACAAAGTTAAACCTTTTCTCCAACATATCTGCAGGAGCAATTCTAGTAAAAGTTCCTATATTCCCTCTCCTATTAATAGTATTAGGAATTCTAGTAGAACTTCTCATCATATACTTACCAGAAGTTTGAGTTGCTAATGAACTATCTACTTTGATAAAAGTTACTGCTCCTAGATCTTGGACATTGGCTTCATCAATAATGGACATAGGTTCATCAAACCTCTGCTTTAAAAATGTTGCTCTAGCCTGTTTAATCCAATCCTTAAATAACCTTATATCTATGGAGTCAGTAACTTTACCAGTAGCTCTATATAGTTCATAAAGTTCATATCCTAATTCATTAAGAGTCTTTCCCATGACTATTTAAATTTTATTAAAACTCCTGCATTAATCTCTGACCTTACCAAATTGTAACTTACTAAGTAGTTATATTTTCCTTTATTAGTATACATAATTACAGGGCTAATATTACCTACCCCTAATAACCCGCCAATATATAAATTATTTTTGGGATAAACAAATTTTGTGATAGTTTTTTCAGGTATTGTCAAATTATATGTATAAATGATATTATCTATAGTGTTTTTAATTACCTGTTGATTAACTACAGCATACCCTAAAGTATCAAATTTTAAAGTATCTTGATAGTAATTTCTAGTATTATAGCTAGTCCATAGTTTTCTATATCTAGCAATAAGCTCTGCTGTGTCTGCAGGTATATATATAGTATCCTCTGGAAGTACAAAACTTCTTATTGTAGGAGCATCTATATATACAGTTTTTGTTGCATATTTATACCTATATTCAACTTTCTCCTCTATGATAGTATTAGGATATAGGTAGGTATATAAATACCCACCTATTAGTCCTAAAATTAATCCTATTACTATATATTTTATTCTCATAGTAAATTCTTAAATTCAATATCCTGTATTGCTTTATAATGGGCCAATGCTATTTGTTTCTGCCAATAGAACTCTAACATCTTCTTACATTCTTCCTCATTAGTATAAAAACCATTTTCAGTAAGTACTGCAGGGCAATGTGAGTTTTTAAGTATATAAAAGTTTTCTTCCTTCCCTCCCTTATTACTTCTATTAGGCCTCATTTTCCAACCTAAATTTTTCAACTTACTATAGAATACTTCAGCAATAGTATCTGATTTAGTTTCTCCTATAGATGTAAATACTTCAATCCCATTAGCAGTTGGAGCATTATCAGCAGCATTTCCATGTATAGATATTAAATACACTTTATACTTATCCTTATTCTCCTTACATATAGTATTGATTCTATCTACCCTTTCCTTTAAAGATATATCTTGAGATTCCTCTATAAGTTTCACATAGGATATATTAGCTACTTGTAAATAACCTATAATAGAATCTACAATATCTCTATTGAACTTCCATTCAAAAAGTTGAGTATTATTACTCCAGATAGGGCTTCTCTTACCTGGAGTATCAATACCATGTCCTGCATCTAGTATTACTAAAGTCTTACTTGGAAATTTCTGTATTTTCATC